CCTGAGAATGCTTCATTGGCAATTGAACGCAAAGCCGAAGCTGAAAAAGATCATCAGATGGCACTTCTTAACATGTCTATGGCTTTAAAGGAACTAGAAGGTCTGGACTTAGTACATCTTGAAAAAATCATTATGTTACAGCGTATGATGAATGAGCAAAACGTTGACAAATCCTCTTCGGATGAGTCTTTTAATAAGCCCGTATCAATATAACTTTATATAACTCTCTAATGTGTTAACCTTTGTATTTAGAAACTCCAAAAATACAAAGGTTAACATGATTAAAGATATGGTTGGCGTAGATAACGGATATATACAAGTTATTAAATTTGTTGGGTATAAGAATCCTGGCAAAGATGGGAAGAGAAAAAGGCTATGGAGCTGTAAGTGTAAATGTGGCAAAATTTTTATAATTTCTACAACACAGATAAATCAGAAAAAGCCTAGAAGTTGCGGTTGCTATAAAGCGCAGGGATTAGGAAATAGAACTAATCATAGTGCTACAACTATTCATGGGATGTCGATTGGAAAAAAGAATAAAATCTATAATTTATGGTGCAGAATCAGAGGAAGATGTTATTCAACCAACGTCGCTCAAGATCGTAAAAGCTATAGAGACAAAGGAGTTGTGATGTGTGATGAATGGAAAAATAGCCCAGAAGTTTTCCATGAATGGTGTATGACTAACGGTTGGAAGCAAGGCTTATCTATAGATAGAATAAACAATGATGGAAACTATGAACCATCTAACTGTAGATTCATAACCGTAAGTGAAAATTCAAAAAAGGTGTTTATAGATAATCCTACATTGCATCGCGGGACTAATCATAAAGATTCAAAAATAAATGAAGATGATGTTCGAGAAATAAGAAGGTTGTTGCTTGAGGGGCATTCTAATAAAAGCATAGCTCTAATAAAAAATATTAAATCTAATATAGTCTATCAATTGAGATATAATAAAACATGGAAACATGTTAAATAAAAATAATCCTCAAGCCGCTCAGAACAGTTCTGTGCAGGTTCAATAGAGGACAACCCTTGCAGATATCTGCAGTACTTAAGGAGCCACACAATGGCAAAGTCCAAAAAGAACAGCATGGGCATGTACAAAGGTAGCATCATGATCAAAGAAGACATGTCAGCTCCTTCACTACTTCCACGCGAAGCAATGGATAAATACTGGCCGAGCCCAGCTGAATATAATATGAAGGTTGGAGATATCCAAGATCTATTTAGAGGCGTTCAAGAGCAAATGAATGAAGACTCTAGAGATTTTAAAAAAGCATATGGTCCTAAAAAATATTAGGAGTAACCATGCCACAAGCTCTACGTCCAAATCGTAAAGCGATGCAGATTGCTTACAAGATCTTAAAAGTTCCTAAAGATCAACAACAGCAGAATCAGAAGAAGCCATCTCCTGAAAAAATAAGGGAATGGTTCAGAGATTCTTCTCAGTCTCAGTAGAACTATGGGGGGAGTGTTGCAAGAGAAGGCCTCTCCCCCTCTTTTAAAAGGGAAGTATATGAAAAAGAAAAAAGGGTTTATAAAATCCAAAGTCGTTAAGCATCTTAAGGGTGATATCAAAACCTTTAAAAAAGAAGCTAACGAAGACCGTGAAATGATTAAGTCTTTCTCAAAGCCAGTTAAAAAGGCTGCTAAGCGAGTTGTTAAAGACCGCAAAGATGAAGGCAAGTCTAAGATGGACAAAGTCTTACACGAGTTCAAAGAAAAAGAATTACACATGGGCTCTAAAAAAGGCCCACTAGTAAAGAAGAAAAGCCAAGCATTGGCAATAGGATACTCCGAGTCTAGAAGAGCTAAGAAGAAGAAATAAGTACAAAGATGTTCATTAACTGTCTCCTTTGTGACTGTTGGTTGTCCCCCTTTAGCAAGGGGACTTCTTTTTAAGAACTTTATTATGGGAATTTATGGATTATACATGCAATATATGCAATAAAACTGTTTCAAAAAATACTTATCATGACTATGCGATGGGGGTCGATAGCTTTGGATGTGTATCAATGGATGCTGGTGTAAATTCACAATTAGTTTACAAATATTCGCTAGAAGATAGTGAAGAAGCTATTCCTCCAAATGATTTGTGCAAAGATTCATGGATTATAAATCGAAACATTAAGGATTAGCCGTGGATTATACCAAGAAAACAGCTGGCCAAACTATCTTAGAGCATGATCAATTAGGGTTAGAACTGGAGGATGATGTAATTGAGTACCGTCGCAAGATGGAAGGCAAGATTATGAACCAACTCAGAGAAACCGCATATGCTACTAAGAACAAAGCAGGCTATGAGAACAAAGATTTCTATGTATTGCTTACCATCACGGCAGACAGAGTTTTAAGGCAACCTAAGACGATTATATGGGCTAGAAGGTCATGTCCAACACCTGTGTATAAACAAGCTGTATGGAAATACATGACCGCATCTGATGAACTTGTACCTTTATGGTCTCTTCCTGATCAAATAATGTATTATCACATACTAAGAAACAAAGCTAAGTTTATATACGACAAAGAGACTTCTGAAACAGCTAAATATGTTATATTAGATCATAACGGAAAGTTATTAGACTGGGTCAAGAAAGAAAATGGTGAGAAAATAGATGCTATTATTAAAATCGACAATCAGGAGAATACATGTTTGATGAACTAAGCAATGATAACGAGCAAGTACAACAACCCGCTGAAGAATCTAATGCGCAGCAAGAGCAACAAGCCTCACAACAACAGCAAGAGAATCACAAAGAAGCCAATATGCGCATTCTTAGAGAGAGAGCTGAAGCTGCTGAACGTAGATCTTATGAACTAGAACGTCACATCCAGCAAAATATGTCACAAAATCAACAATCTAACAAGATTAGAATTGAAGAAGATGAAGATGACAACTTTGGGGTAAGTGATGACGACTATATAGAAGGTAAGCAATTCAAGAAGTATGTCAAAAGTCTTAAAAAAGATTTAAAAGAGACACGACAACGCTTTGAAGAATACAACCACCAATCAAGTATGACTCAAGCAGAAATGAGACTTAAGTCCCAATATCCTGACTTTGATGCAGTAGTTAGTAAAGAAAACCTAGAAAAACTAGCCAATCTTAAACCATCTCTTCATAGAACTATATTCGCAAACCAAGATATTTATGATCGCGGATATACTGCATATGAAATGATCAAGAGCAGCGGCATATCCTCTGATGAATATAAACAGGTGGATAAAAGATTAGACGACAATAGAGCTAAACCTCGTTCGTCTTCCAATGTAGCTCCACAATCCGGAGAAACTCCATTGTCAAAAGTTGGTGAATATGACCGACGAGTACTAAGTGAAGATCGTAAAGATCAACTCAGACGAATGGTAGAAGAAGCCAAGCGACTTAGATAAATTTATAAAGGGTCCAGAATAAAAACTGGGCCTTTTTTTTTACCTGAAGGCTTACTATACTGTCAAATAGCGTAATACAGTCTCGCTAACTGCAGACGTATCAGGAGTCGTCAACCTTTTTTATACCGGCGTAATGAAGCTCGCCACTTCATGGTCGTACTGAGTCTCGTCCAGCTCATGTAGAAAAGATATTAAACTCGTGTACCTCTGCACTTTAGGAAAGATTCTGTATGATAACTACAGCTAATACCCTACCTGCTCCGGTTCAAGCCCATTTTGATGATGTGCTACTTTCAGTTAGAACTCCAAATCTAATCATGAAATTAGGCGCATTAACTAAACGTTTGCCGGTTAAAGGTGGAAGAACCCTTCGTCTAGGTCGCTATGATAGATTGCCAACCGCTCCGATCCCTCTAGGGCCCAGTGGCGCAACTCCTCCTGCGACTCCATTAAACCGTGTGGATATCGATGCAACTATGAACTTCTATGGTTTATATGTAGCAATTAACCAGCAGGTAAAAATGAATTTTACTGCCTGCTATAAATCAGTCCTAATTGAGGTGGAAGCCCTAGCGTAAAAACGCGGGTGACACTGCGCAAGGCGAAGATTAACGAATATGCAAAGATTTAAGTTTGGAAAACAATTTGTAACGAATATCAAGAATCTCCTTAGAAATAGGCTGCGTTCCTTG